TTAAACGCCTTGAGAAAATTGCTGCGGATCCAAAAGGAACCGGTTTGTTAACAGCTGATGACCTTGACGAATACGCAAAAATGCACGCGTTAAACGGCATGGAGCAAATGCTGTTTGATGCTTCAAACACAAACAACCTAAAAGACATTCTTCGAATTATTGTTCCGTTTGGTAACGCTTGGACAGAGGTGGTGGGTAGCTACGTTTCTCGTCTTCCGTCAGACGGAATACATATGTATCGAAGGTTCCAACAAGTTTACTCGGGTCTCTCGGATGCCGACCCAGAGCAAGACGGAAGAGGATTCTTCTACAAAGACCCACAGACAAACGAAATGATGTTCTCGTTTCCGTTCTCTGCACAGTTGTCTAAGTTTATAACCGGAGGAGACTACTCGGCTGGTCTTTCCGCACCTATTAAAAGACTGTCGCAGGGAATCAATGTTGTTCCCGGGATTGGTCCAGTAGCTCAGTTTGCGGCAGACAAATTTATTAAAGAAACCCCAGAAAACGACTGGATTAGATCATTTTTGCTTCCTTACGGCAAACCAAAAGGAACTCCTTTGCCTGGTTGGCTACAAAAAATGGATGAGGCCCTTAGAGCAAACCCAAACAAAACAACCGGCATTTATGCAAACACATACTTTGAAACCCTTAAGGCTGAAGCAAATACTGGAAGGTACGACCTAAGCGTTCCGGCCGGAGTTGAGGCACTTGAAGCTTCCGCGCAGAAAAAAGCAAAGTGGCTAACCATGATGAGGGCAGCTTCTCAATTTTTTGGTCCTACATCTGGAGCCCTGGAATTTAATATCCCTACCGCTGGCGGGGATCAATACGTAAAAGAAATGATTAAAGAGTTTCACCAGTTCCAGTCGGAAGACTACGACTCTGCTGTGGAAAGATTCCTAAAATTGCATGGTGATAACGCAGCCCTGTATGTTGCGTCCAAATCTGAATCCGTACAACCGGGTCTAGAAACAACAGACGATTTCTATGACTGGACTAGAAACAACAAAGACCTGATTAAGTCCTTTTCCAGAACTGCAAACTACTTAGCCCCGGCCTTTGGTGAGTTTGATTTTAAGGTTCTTGCTAGTCAGAGTGCTGACCCTAAACAACGTAAGCAGCTAGACGGTCGAGAACAAATTGAGCTAGCTCAAAACAGAATTGGTTCATCTAGGTACAGAGCAGCAAAAGTTGCCCTTGGGCCATACCCAACAAAAGAACAACAAGAAAGACTTGCTCAATTCCGAGTTGATCTAAGCCTTAAGTATCCAGGGTTTAAGCCCAAAGCTGAGTTTGTAACCAACGAATACTCAAACGATTTGTCCGAATTGAAAAGGTTAATTGAAGATCCACGCGTTGGTTGGAACCCAGCCGTACCAGCAATTAAAGAGTACTTAAGCTTAAGAGATCGAACAATTGCTGCATCGGGAATGAAAACACTTAAGTCTAAGAAATTACTTTCGCAACGCAACCAGTTGTTTGCTACCGGAGAAGCACTGGCTCGTGAAAATGCTTATTTTGCTAGAATCTGGCAAAGGTTACTAGCCCAAGAAGTGGAAGACTAATGGCAGCAGGAACAGAAGATACAACAGCGCCAACTGGGTACTCCCTACCCCCAGGCGTTACAGTAGCAGAGGTCAAAGCTGCGGTTGCTGCATATGTAAAAAGCAAAGGAAAGAATCCTTCAACCGAATACATTATTAAAACGATTATCCCAAAAATACAAAGTGACAAAGCCGACGCAGCAACCGCCAAAACAGATGAGCAAAAAAAGAAAGATAAGGAAATCCTTACTCCTGAAGGTTTGGATTCTTTTTACCAATCGATAGTCCCCGTTACACCTGCACCAATAGTCACCGGGGAACCGACACCCCCAACGCGAAGTGTTTCCTCAAGTCAGGCAAACTTGGATGCAGCTTCCATTGAAAAAGGTTCGCTAAAAACCCTACACGGCGGAGTAAAGGGAGCAACCTATTCCGGTCAGTTGCTGGTTGATGAAAACGGGAACATTACACAATTCCCATCTACTGACAACACCGGCGGAAACCAAAGTGTTTTTCTTTTTCAGAAACTAAAACAGACTGGACAATTAAGTTTATTCTTGTCCAAGTTGGAGGACAAAGGTTTTTACCAAGGACAAAAACCTAGCCAATTGTCGTTGACAGGAAACTCTCTTGGTGACACTGATGCTCGTGCTTTTGATTCGTACATCACAGCTGCAAACATTGCAAAGCTAACCCCTATGGCGTTTGTCTCCAAGATGATGAGTCTTCCGTCTGCCGCAAGCACGGGTTCAGGTGGACCACAGATCTCCTCGGTCGAGGCAGCAAGGTATTTACGACAAGAATCTTTTACCGCTCTGGGAAGGCCATTAACAGAATCAGAAATGAAAGCTGCAATTGGTTATGTCAAGTCTCAGGTAGCCTCAAAAGTAAATCCAGACGTAGCCGCCCAGGAAAAAGTGTTAACTACGGCACCCAAGGAAGCTGCGACTTACAGCCTTGGTCTTGCCCTTAATAGATTGTTTGGTGCGTAATGGCCGAAACTCCTCCAGTCCCACCGTCCGGTAAGGCTGGGCTTAAAGCAGCGCAGGAACAAATTGCTGCACGGTACCCAGCGTTTAAAGGACTCGTAAACGGCAACTCTGCCGACTTAGCAAAACTTGTTGCTGAGTTTGGACAGGATCTTGTTTCTCTCCTTCAGGACCTGATTGCCGATGGCGGACGAAAGCCAACCTTAAAAAAGTACGACCTCACCACCAACGCTGGTTTGGCTGCTTGGGAAAACAAAGTTTTTAGCACGGCCTATTTTGTAAACACCGAAAAGACTCAAGAGACTTTTGACCTACAAGACCAAGTAGAAAAAGACAAGCAAGTAGAAGAAGCAATGAAGACAATTGCATCTGACTACGGCGACCTGAAGCTAGACCAAACACAGCTTAAAAACTTAGCTGTTAAGTCTCTGCAGAAAGGCTTTAAGCAGGGAAGTCTTAGCCTTGACCATTTAGTTTACCAACAGGCAGGATCCACAACTACAGGCAAAGAAAAAGTTCTTGCCGGAACTGCGTCTAGCCAGTTAATGAAGATTGCCAAGAGCTACAACTACAGGCCAGAAGATTTGAACCAGATGATTTCAAACATTCTTAGCGGAACACCGGGCGTAGACGGAACCGTAATGACAACGGAGAGTTTTACCCAGGCAGCAAAAGCGCAGGCCATTGGCACGTTTGGCCACCTTAAACCACAAATCGACGCTGGCTCCACACTTGCCGACATCTTTGGCGGGTACAAGGACCTAATTTCTCGCACGCTTGAACTAAGCCCTGGTTCCGTCGACGTCAATAACCCTTTGTATTCCAGGTTTTTGGGAACATCAGAAACAGGTCAAATGAGTTTGGGTGACGTTCAAACAATCCTCAAACAAGACGAAAGATACAAGTATCAAAACACCAAGCAAGCAAACAGGGATGTTCAAGGAATTGCTGCAATGCTAGGAAAAATGTTTGGAGAGGTTAAATAATGGCAAAGATGCGTGACCCTAACTGGACCGGCCCAGGTCCGGGACCAATGATTGATGTTGCCCCACCCCCTGCTCCAACAGTAACTCGTGCTGCTCCAACAGTAACTCGTGATCCTAATTGGACCGGTCCGGGACCGGGACCAATAATGACGCCAGAAGAAATTTCTTCTCCTGTTTATGCTGGTGGAAACCCAATTCGTCCAAACCCGGATGGAAGTGTTGCCCCAAAACCAGATGATCCACCAAAACCAGATGATCCACCAAAACCAGATGATCCACCAAAACCAGATGATCCACCAAAACCAGATGCACCGGTCGAAAAAACTTACTCTGAAGATTCAAGGATGACCATTAAAGCATTGTTGGCAAAGTACAAAATACCTGGACTTTTTGACATGATTTGGGGTGCTTACACTGGGGATACTCTTGACTTTACAAACGAAGATGCGGTCACCCTTTACATTCGAGAAACTCCGGAATACAAAAAACGGTTTTCTGGCAATGAGGCCAGAAGGGCCAAGGGTCTTCCAGACTTAAGTATTGCTACGTACATTGGAATAGAAGACTCTTACAGAAATACCCTCAAAGCAAACGGTATGCCAGTTAACATGTATAACGAAGAAAACATGGCAGAACTTATTGGCGGGGATGTCGACGTTAAAGAATTCAACGACAGGATCAGCTACGCCAGAGATGTAATGATGGATTCGCCAGCTGGTGTACGGGCTCAGATGAGCGAGCTTTACGGCATTACCGAGGGCCAAATGCTTGCATACTTTGTAGACCCAGAACGAACCGCACCTATTCTTAAAGAACAAGCAAGGGGTGCTCATATTGGAAACATTGCCAAAGAGAACGCCAGGATACAACTGACTGGAGCCGAGGCTACAGACCTTGCTAAGCGTGGTATCACAGACGCCAAAGCTCAGACCGCCTTTACAAACATATCTGATTACGGCGAATTGAACACCCAACTGTCTGGAGAAGAGACAATTACCCAATCAGAAAAGATAGGTTCCGAACTTGGCTACGATCCACTGGGGACGCAAAAACTAAAGAACCGTCAGAGGCGACGAGTCGGTGAGTTTGCTGGCGGTGGTAGCTTTGCACAAAGTCAAGCCCTTGGTGGAGCATTAAAGAGTGGCGTAGGTTCCGCAGAGTAGGATCCTTGACACACGGTGGTATGCGTGTGATATATTTACAACGTCTCAAAGAGACACCTATTGGAGAACCCTCGACTTCAATATGAACATAGAGGTGAGATTTGCAGCCATCTGAACCCTCCGGTCGGATGTGGGCAGAAGGAGCGGGTCATGTCAGATTCAAACGAAGAGTTTGAGGACGAAAGCCAAGACCAAGTTACGAAAGATCCAGTGCGCGCTCAATTGCGCAAAGTGGAAGAACGGCTAAAGGTTTCTGAGGCGAGAGCCAAAGAATTCGAAAGCGCAGCACGCGAATTAAATTTCGTTAAGGCTGGTGTTAATACATCAGACCCTGGCGCAAAGTATTTCGTTAAAGGCTACGACGGAGAATTAACACCTGATGCAATTCGCGTAGCTGCCCAAGAAGCAAATCTTATTCCAGCTAGTGATAGCAAGAAGACAACACCTGCAGAAGAGCAGGCGTGGTCAAGGGTAAGCGAAGCATCTCGGGTGGGTGAAAAGTTTGAGCCAACCATTGATTGGACGGCAAAGATGGCTTCCGCTAAGAACGAAACCGAACTGAATCAGCTCATGGCTCAATACAACGCAGAGCAAGCTAGAAACACATAACTCCCCAGTAGGCGCACTACCTTCTGGGGCTACCCAAAAGGAACACAGTGGCTTATACACAACAATCGTCCCTCGGTGTAGACCAGGCAGCATATGACCGGATGGCGTATTTCGCTCTTCGTTCAGAACTCTTGTTCGACCAAGCAGCAGACGTTCAAGCAAGCAATCAGACAATGCCAGGTTCTTCGGTAATCTTCACGATTTTCTCGGAACTCGCAGTCGCAACAACCCCTCTGACTGAAACATCAGATGTCACAGCAGTAGCCATGGGCGATGCCAACGTAACCGTGTCACTCACGGAATACGGCAACACCGTAAACACCACAGCTAAATTGCGTGGCACCGCGTTCTTGGACGTTGATGCAGCAGCAGCAAACCTCATTGGTTACAACGCAGGTAACAGCATGGACGTAATCGTTCGTGACGTACTTGCCGGTGGAACCAACGTTGTTTATGGTGGTGGCGGTGCAACTGCTCCATCTAGCCGCGTAACGGTTCAGGCAGAAGACACAATTGCAGCGAACGATGTTCGTAAAGTATCAGCAGCCCTTCGTGGTGCAAACGTAAGCCCATGGAGTGGTTACTACATTGGCTTCATCCACCCAGACGTTTCGTACGATCTCCGTCGTGAGACCGGCAACGCCTCGTGGAATGCTCCACACGTCAACATGGACACCGCCAACATCTACACAGGTGAAATTGGTACGTTTGAGTCGGTCCGCTTTATTGAGACCCCTCGCACAAAGGTCCGCACGGACTTGGGTGCTGGTGGCACAGTAGACGTCTATGACACCTACATCATGGGTCGCCAAGCATTGGCAAAGGCACACTCCTTTGTTGATGGAAACGGACCTGTTCCACAGATCCGCCGAGGCCCAGTAGTTGACTCGCTCATGCGTTTCAATCCAATCGGTTGGTATTGGTTGGGTGGCTATGGCCTCTTCCGCGAAGCATCATTGCGTCGTATCGAGTCCTCGTCTTCAATCGGCACTAACTAAGTTAGCATCACTGCGGTGGTCGGGGGGTCAAACCCTCGGCCACCTCTGGTGTATACTTGTGATGACGAAAGGTTTCTATGTCAATTTCTAATTACGCTGAGTTAAAGATTCTTGATCACACAACCGGTAGGTCAGCATGGACTATTCCTACAAACGTGTATGTAAAATTACACACGGCCGATCCTGGTGAAGCTGCAACTTCTGCAGCTGCTACTGAGACAACTCGTAAGGTTGCTGCTTGGGCCGTAGCTGCGTCAGGCGCAATTGCTACTTCTGCAACTATCGAATGGACTTCTGTTGCAGCCACCGAAGTGTATACGCACTGGTCACTTTGGGATGCCTCAACAGCAGGTAATGCTTTGTGGACTGGGGCTCTGTCTGCTTCTGCCTCCGTTACTGCCGGTGACACTTTTCAAATCACCTCTTTAACCCTCTCACTAGACTAAGCAGCGGGGCCGCATGGCTGTCCCACTCGATTTTAAAAGCCCCTTTGTTGGTGGAACTGCGTTCTATCTTGGCATAACAACATATACCCGCACAGCTACCGGTAGTGGTCTTGGTACGGAATCTGCTGCTCGGTTAATTAAATCTCTCCGCACCGCAACAGGTAGCGGAACCGGAACAAGTACCACTGTCGAAATCAAAGTTAGAGTTAGGTCCGGCAGTGCTTCTGCTGGTACCGGCTCTTCTGCTGTGTCACAAGTCCTAAAAAGAATTGTTACTGGAAGCGGTTCTGGTA